ACTTTACTTTTGAAAAAGTTAATTTTTCGTTTATTTTTTATAGTTTTCCCATCAAATCTTTCATTCTTAAGAACTGTGGATTTTCATATGTTTTAGATTCAATTAAACTAACTGCCGATCCAGACGACGCTGTTTTATTTACAGTTCTTTCAATTGACTCATTCAATGAACCACCTTCATTAAGAGAATTATTTGATAATTCAGACTTAACAACTCTATAAAGATTTTTTGATTCTTTTAATGTTTCAACATCATCAAATCTTCTCAAGATGTTAATCTTTTCTTGTTTTGTTGTTGAATGCTCAGTAAACAATCTTGTTGCATAAGCTAAGTTTGAATTAAATACTGCAACTTCATTTAATTTAGTTCTAAACAAATCAAGTGCTTTTCTGTATTCATCATTTTTAGTTCTTAACTCAATTACTTCTTCTTTAAGATGTCTTGGTGCTGCTTTTGGTTTAGGTAAACCTCTACCAAATGATCTTCCAGAACCGTAAGTTCTTGAAGCTTCTTTAGTTTCGACTTTTTTACCTTTTTTGATTGGTCTAAATTCACCATCAAGGTTTTCACCATCTTTATACGTAAATTTAGCTTTACCCATTCCAACACCTTTTGTTCCTTCTTTTTGTTTAGGCATTTTATAATCAGTAACTTGACCGTATTTGAATTTAGGTCCTTTACCGGTTAACCCTTTAGAACTTTTTTTGGTTTTTTTAGATTCATAAATGTTTAAATCATCTTCTTCTTCTTCACCTTCAAAGTCCATCATGTCCATATCATCCATTTCCATCATGTCCATATCATCCATTTCCATCATGTCCATATCATCCATTTCCATCATGTCCATATCATCCATTTCCATCATGTCCATATCATTCATTTCTATTTCATACATGATACCCTCAACCTCTTCGCTATCCTCCATATCTTCTTCATCTTCAAAAGAAAAATCTTCATCTTCTTCGTCTTCATATCCAAAGTCCATGTCTTCATCTTCTTCGTCTTCATATCCAAAGTCCATGTCTTCATCTTCTTCGTCTTCATATCCAAAGTCCATGTCTTCATCTTCTTCGTCTTCATATCCAAAGTCCATGTCTTCATCTTCTTCAAATTCGTTTAGTTCAGTACCGTCTTCATACATTTCCTCAAGTTCTGAGTCAAATGCTGTTTCATCAAAATTTTCCATAGATTCATTTAATTTAATGATGTATTCATCGTCATCATCTGTTAATGTGATAATATTGTTATCTCTTGTAACTACAACGCCATCATTATCACCCATGGCTTTAAATACTCGGATTACTTCAGCATCAGAGGCATCTCTCATGTCTATTGTTTCATCTTCACCAGTTTCCATTCCAGCCAAACTTTCATCACCCATCATTTCTGGGTCCTCAAGTGCAGGTTCTGCCGCTACCATATTAGGATCCATTTCCATTCCAGTCTCGTCAGACATCATAGCCGGGTCTTCTGTAGCAACATCTTCTGGGTTCATTTCTGGTTCTATAACCTCTTCTTGTTCCATAAGAGATTCTTTTACTAGTGAATTAATTTCTTTCCTCATTGTTGATGAAAGTATTCCTTGTGCATTTTTTTTAAGAGATTCTTCCAAATTCTTTATTTGGAACAATGCGTCTTCTATCATGTTTTTTTCTCCCATTGATATTTTTCTTTACAATATAAATATTGGTAGTTGGAGAAAAATTCGGTGTAAAATAAAAAAGGGGACAAAATTGCCCCCTTTTATAAAAAAATAATTTTTAATTAGTCTATTACTTCATCAATTTTACTTTCAGTTATTGATGTGATTCTCCAATCCATTGTATAGTTTTCATATACTTTTGTTACTTTTGCCTCAACATCAGTAGGTGTATAACCTAATACTAATTTTTCTTCTTTTACTTTTTTTACTCTACCAGATTCACTGTCTAATAGATCCGATGTGATTTTTGCTACAAAATATTTTTCTCCTTGTTCCATAATTTTATTTTTCTAAATAATGAGACAATTTTTTCATTAAGTCAAGAGATTTGTTACCAGTTTCACCAACATTTCTTTCAATTGACATTTTTTTCTCCTCATCTAGATTTTCTTCATATTTCATTCTATCGTCTTTATTTAAAAATAAATAAGCCCCAGGTGTTGATGGTGATGAAACAAGGTCAAAACAAATTAGTTCAAAATCATCTTGTACTTCATTTTGTTCCCCAACCTTTTTAAGTGACCCAACACCACGAGAAGATATACCTAAAGTAACACCTTGTCTTAAATAATTTGCGGCAATGTCTCCTTTTGTTGAACAAATCCCTCTTTCATGAAAGCCTGGACTTGTAAGTAATTTTAATTTACCCAATAATACTGGACCATCCCACCATACTTCAGTGATTATGTGTGATACACGATCAAGATCAATAAGAGAAGATTCTGGGTGATTTAATTCAGATAGAGATGTTCCTTTCTCAATCATCTTTTTATAGTTATCAGCTTCTCTTTTTAAGATTTTTTCTGGGTATACTCTACCGTTCCTATTAGGTGTATTATATTTTTGTAAAACCGCATAAAATTCAAAGGGTTTTGAGTAATCCAAGAAATTTTTTTGTTCCATAATAAAATGGTTACCACTTTCTCTTGGGTTTATATATCCCGCATCATATTCAATAAGAATACCCTTACCAGTTTCGTTAGGTGCTAAAATTTTCATATTTAATTTTTATTATAAATATTACTCCTTTTCGGTTTTTATTTTTATTAACTTAGTATTTCCATTTTTAGTCAAGTAAAATTTAAAATATTCATTCTTTGTTAATACATCGGAATATATTTCTTTTATAATATTTTTTAATGATTTTTTTAATTTTGTCGATTTAAAGTCTATTTCTTGTTTTAAAAATAAATTTATTTCTAAATTCATAAAAGATTTCTTTTTTAAGTGTAACCCACTAGTTCTTAAGTCTAGATCTACAATAAATTTATCATCAAATAAATTTTTATCTATACTCTGAAATACTGAATGTTTAACTGATCTATTCATATTTAAAACAATTCTATTCCAGTTTTCATAATCTTCTTTTGGTTCTACCCAGGTCTGTAAGTTTAAATATAGTGATTTAAATTCTTTTGAATCTACTGTACCGTAATGTACTTTAGATGTTCTGAAACCATTTATTTTGGTGGTTTTTCCTTTCTTCATAATTTTTTTCCATGTGACTTTGGTTTATTTTTAAAAAAAATACTTAATTTTGTGATATATATCAATATAATAAACATTTTAAATAAATTATGTTAATAGTCCAAGTAAAAAAAAATGACATAGAGAGAGCTCTTAAAGAGCTAAAGAGTAAAGTTATAAAAACTCGTCAAAATTCACATCTCAATTATAGAAAGGAATTTACAAAAAAATCAGTTGAGAGGAGAGATTTGTTAAACAAAGCAATCTATAGACAAAAATTACAATCAAATAGTTAAATATTTTTATTTAATTCTTGTAGTTTAAAATAATTTAATTTATCGTACTTTTCGTTTTTAACTTTTGTTATTGTCTCCGTTATTTTAAATTTAACGTCATTGTCAGTTTCTTTAGATTTTAAATCATTTAATTTGTCAATAACATCTTCTTTAATTATTTCATATTTTAAAGTTAACTTTTCGTCCGACTCTGATAATATTGATTCTAATTTTATTTTTTCATTTTCATTTAGTGATGACAAATAATTTTTTACGGTTTTATTTGCAATCTGAACCATCTGATTAATACTAATATTTTTTAGTTCGTCAACATTTTCATCTTTTTTCTTTAGATTTTCTATTAAAATATTTTTACTTTTAATTTTATTTTCTAATGTTAAAAGATTACTAGAAAAAACATTATCAATATCTTCGTAAATATTTTTTGTTTTAATATCACTAACCCATAATTCTAAATCATCCATATCAGATTTAGAAATTTTGTTAACAGTATTTTCATAGATAGTAATACTTTGATTTACAAAATCAGAAGCTATAGATTCGTTTAAACCTTTTTTTGATGATAACTCATCGTATAAATAATAAATTTTATTTATGTTTTTATTTTTTGCAACTAATTGGTCAAAGACAAATAAATCTCTTTTTATTGTATTGTTTGTGTATGATTCTACCAAACATTTTTCTATTTTTGATTTAAGTAATCCAAATTTCATAACTAATTTTTATTATAAATATTAACCATTAAGTAATTTTTCAAGTTCATTCTCAATCTGACCTAAAGAATTGCTACCTTTGGATAGATCTATGTAATCATCACCAAATATATTATCACTTTCAAGTAATATATTTAGGTTGGATTTTTCAACACCGTCCATCATAGGTGCCGGTTCGCCTCCTGCTGGTGCTGGTGGAGGTCCTCCTCCTGCCGGTGGTGGTGTTCCTCCTGCCGCATTTGTAGTTTCCCCAGATACGGTTTTATATAATTTGTCAACATTATCAAATAATCCGGTATGTGTTATAACTGTTGCTGTATTTGCGATTTCAGCGGCCACAGCTCTTTCTAATCTTATCTGCTGGATTTCAAGTTTAATATCTTCATCAGAAAACCCAAATATGTGTTTTTTAGCCCAAGTTGCTGATGTTGGTTGTATCGTGTTTGGGATTTCTGTAACCATATCTTTATAAAGAGTTACCTTTTCTTTCCAAACATCTATCATTAATAAATCCGCCTGTTTAGATGGATTTGTAAGCCCTAAAGTAAAATTCCCAAGTTCATCTTCAAACCCAAGTAAAAATAAATGAATAATTGCAATTTTATTTAATTCAGCAATTACTGCTTTTTGAATTTTATTGATTGTTCTTGCAAAACGAATATCTAAAAGTGAAAGGTTTTTTCCATCACCAACTGGTTCCTCAAAGCCTAAATAAGCTTTTGGAATTCTAAGTGCCGTAACTAATTTCTTTTGGATGTACTCAATGTCGGCAATTTCAGATAAATTTGCCGCACCTGGTAAAGTATCAATTGGCATTGCTGCGGCAGCATCCCTAACTGGAATAAAATAATCTTGATCTACCGCCATTTGATTAAATCTTAAATCCACATTACCAGTGTTTTTATCGACAACCTGATCACGTTTAAATTTATTTGCAACACGTTGTACATAAGCTTCAACATCTTTGTCATCCATGTTTCCAACAAATACTTTAAAAACTCTTCTTTCTGGTGCTCTAGATGTACGATAAATTAACATCGCATCTTCAGATAACACAAGTTGTTTCCAAATCCTTCTTGCTTTCTCAAGCATTGATGTTCCATATGGGAGTTTTCTATCATCACCAAGTAGTCTAAAGTGCGCAATCTCCCAAGTATTAAACTCCATATCTTTTGTTTTCCAATTAAACTTCAAAGTTTTGTTTTTAAATTCAACATCAGAACCAATATTAGCTGTCATGGTTCTTGCTTCCATTCCTCTTTCCACCCTTTCAATTTCAATATTTGGTAATTGTAAACAACCAACAATTCCTTTTTCCGGATCTAGTTTTAAATAGACAAAATTATCACCATATTTACATGTATTTCTAATCCACATTGGTAAATTAATACTTATATCTAAAACTTTATTAAATAAATCGGCTAGAATTGCTTTAACTCTTTTTGATTCAGAATATATTTGTAATACATAACCATCTTGGTTTGGTGTTGTTGATTCTTCAGAGTATATATCAAGTGCTGTTGAGATTTCTGGGGTATATTCCATAGATTCATAATCATAGAATGCAGAAATCCTATTTGGTTCGTAATATACAGCTTGAGCATATAAGTTATTTTCTATTTTTTTCCAGTTATCCTGAATGTATAGACTTTGTTGCATTTGCAACTTTTCTCTTTCATACTCTTCTTTATCAGGTGTTCTTAGTAATACTTTTTTGTCTAGTCTATAAGACGGTTCATCCATATTTAACAGAGAATTGGGTCCAAACGTTTTGGATAACTTCTGCCATATTGTTAAATTATTTTGTTCCATATTTAAAAATTTAATAACTTTCTTTTTTTTCTAAATGTTTTAGCACCAAACCAAATTAAAATAATCTTGTGTGATCAAATTGTTTAATTGTTGTGTTTCCAAATTACAAGTTTGAATTGGAATTGTTGTGGTTGTAGTTGTTGTTGGTGAGATTACTGGGGCTTCAGCAAATTCTTCGTATGGTTTTCTTTTCTTATTGAAGTCCGGTTTAAAAGTTTTTGTGCTATAAATGTCTTGACCAACAACAATAAGTGAAGATCCACCAATTTTTTTCCCTGATTTTTTTCTACGACTTAAACCCATAACAATAAATATTATCGTTTACCAAATAACCAACCGTACTCAATATAATCATTTTTTGATGGTCCAGAAAAGTCTCTACCATATCTATCATTTCTTACATTTGTGTTTGGTAGTACTGGATTAAAAAAAGCTTCTTTTGCTACAGCTTCGTTATTTGCTACCGTCCAGGATTCAATCATTATTTTTGTTTTTTCTGTCACTTTCTCCAATTTAGAAAATGAAGATTCACCAACATATATTGCCATTGACACTCCCATAATAAGGTCATCGTGTTGTCCTTTTTGATGGTCTGGTCTACCGTTAACATAAACAAAAGTGTTCATTTCATTATACAACCTAACACTTTTTATTTTAAATTTGTGTCTTACATATTCCTCAAATGCTGCAATAATTTGTACACGTTTGTTATTAAAATTAATTCCTGGTATTTTATCAACAGAAGTTTTATTGACCGCCCATATATTCATCGAGTCAACACCATCAATATATAAACTCTTATATCCAAGTTCTTGCATTTTTCTTACAGTAGTGATTCCCATACCACCGGTGATATCAACAACACAAAACGCATTATAAATTAACCCCCACTTATATGCAATTTCAGCTAAAGCATCAGGCGGGATTTTTCCAACATATTCTAAAACTTGTTCTCTTTCATCAAAATCAATTATTTGAATGGATGAAAAGTCTTCACTATCACCACGAGAAACGTCAACACCCATAATGTATTTGTGTCCCTGGACCGGTTCTTTCCACATCCACAAAGAATTACCCATCATTTTTGTTGGGGCATCTTCTATTGTATTTTGTTTAATATACTCTAATTGTTTTGAATCAAATACGTTATCACCAGAACCTAAAAATTCGCAATTAAGTTCCTGATTAATTTTTCTTTTATCGTATTTAAGTTTTTTAACCATTTTCTCATACCAAGTAGAACATGGTTTGTATCCTTTTGAGAAATACTCTTTTATTTTTTCATAATCTCTATCGTATGGATCTGAATCCGCAAATGACACATTTCCAGAATGATCTTTTTCATCTTTGTTTAAAAGATAATCAACCATATCATCAGTTGGTACCAAAAAAAGATCTTTTGAATATCTTGGGTCTTTCCACCAAAACATCTCAGAAATTTTAAAGTTATTAATCCCTTTATTTGCCTGGTTATAAATTTCATAATAAATTGGGTCATATCCGTTTGGTGTTGACACAACAATTACTTTACCACCGGTAGATAGTGACGCCATACAAGCAGCCCAGAAATCACCGTCAGCTTCAATAAACGCCGCCTCATCAAAAACAAGTATTGTTGGTGTATAACCCCTTAAGGCATCTCGTGATGTTGCAACAGCTTTTACTTCACAACCATTCGTAAGTTTATAATGTCTTTGTGAATTTTTATCAGCAGAAAACCCGGTCCCAACCCATGAAGGCCATTGATCGACAAATGCTCTAATTTTATTTGCCATCTCCATTGATGTATCAAGTTTGTTGGCAATAATCAATATTTTTTCAGGTCTTTCTTTTTTTGCAAATACTAATCTTTTTGATATCCAAGCAGCAGTTACCGTTGATACCCCAGCCTGACGGTATTTTAATGCGATATTTTCTTCGTATTCTTCATAATCTTTTAGTAGGGATACTTGATCCGGAAATAACTCAAGTGGTACGTATTTAGATACGGTGTTATCATAAGTTTGTAGGTATGTTCTTAATGCGTATGGAGTGTCTTTCATGCACCTTACATACTCTAACATTATTTGTTCTTTAGTTAAAGCCATAAAGATATTTTAATATAAATATCAAAACCCCCAGTTATTTTCATAAAAGGGGGTTTTAGGACAATATATTATTTAAATTAAATACCTAGTTGTGATAAAATGTCATCATCTTCTTCATCCTCTTCTTCATCATCATTTTCTTCTAATTCTCTTACGATTTCATTTACCATTCTTTGTATCTTATCTTTACCTGATTGTTTTTCTTCTAAAACTTCTTTGAACAGTTGGAAAAACTCTTCAGCCGGCATAGCACTTAATCGCATAAATAGATAATGTTGGATGTGTTTCATATCATCTTCAGTTAGAATCTCAATAGGATATGATTTTTGTAATAATTCCCAGAACACCGGACCTAATTTTAAATCCCAAGCTTCTGCTGGAACCGTATCTTCAGCACCCATAATCATTTCAGCTTGTCTTGGATCGTCAGGTAAACCATGAGTTCCAAATACTTCGTAAACACCTTTAACAAGTTCATGAACTAATGTTGGGAAGTTTACACCTCTAGCTTTAACTGTTGGTGGATCTGTTTGGTTATCAATCTCAGAAGTCCCAACTTCACTACCACCTTGACCAGACATAGCTTCAAGTGTTTCTTCTGGATACAACCAGTATAAGTGATCAATAATTGCTGTTGTAATACCGTATAGTTCAATAAGATTTGGGTCAATTTCGTTTAATCTTTGTGATACCATATGATACATATATTGACCTTTTTTTGCGGCACCACCAATAAGAGCATTAATCATTCTTCTTTTTGCTCTTTCTCTGTCAAAGTTGTCCATAGCATCTAAGAAAGCCTCAACATCGTTTTCATGTTCTTGAGCACTTTTAAAAGCATCCATCATTTCTTCTCTTGATGGTTCTTCAGCTTGTCTTCTCATTCTTTCGTTTGACTCACTTTGACCCATACCCATAAGTTTTGCGTCAAATTGTAAAGAACCTGGAGGAATTGCCATTTCTTTTTTAACTAATTCAACAGCTAAAGTTTCAAGTTCTTCTTTATATCTCGACTCAATTGATCCACTTTGTCTTAATGCCTGCATTACTAACATCATTAAATTCATTAACGGATTACCACTTGTAAGATGTCTGGTAGAACCAACACTTCTTTCTAATGCCGATCTTAATTTACCAACAGTATCGTTAAATCTTTTAGATGAAATAAGCTCAACAAAATCTCTACTCATCTTTGGCATTGCAGGATGTTTTGAGTATGGTGTAGATTTATCTAAAATCTTTCTTTCAATACTTGGATCCATTCTTTCTGGACCTTCATAATCAATTGGAGCTTCATTTAAAACTCTTTTTACAATATTATCAATTTGTCTATTTGTTAAATTTCCCATTATATTTTTTTATTTTAAATTAACCTTAAGTTTATCCCATTTTAAGAAATTTGGTAAAGATCTTTTTACTGCTTTTGGTGCCGGATTGTGTTTTGGCTGAAATGGATTTTTCTTACCTGGATCTTTTTCTTTGGTTCTTTCTTTTGTTCCAGGTTTTGTTGGTGCTACTGTTTGTTCTTTAAATTCATTTTTAGCTTTTGGCGCTGGTCTATGTTTTGGTTCGTAAGGATTTTTTCTTTCCTTATCTTTTTCTTTTTCTCTTGTTTTTGTTCTTTCTTTTTCTTTTGTGTCACTAGCTTTTGGGGGTGGATTATGTTTTGGTTCATAAGGATTTTTTCTATCCTTATCTTTTTCTTTTTCTCTTGTTTTTGTTCTTTCTTTTTCTTTTGTGTCTTCACCTAAAGAGAACATTTTACCGATTGGTCTTTTCATTGTTTTCATTTCTTTTCCTTCGTCTTGTGAAAACATAGAATTCCTTTTTGGTTTTTTCAACATGAAAGATTCTGACTTATTAACTTTTTCATTTAAAGTGTTTATAAGTTGGGATTTTGTCATTGCAGGATTGATATATCTATCAACCATCTCAACAATACTATCCTCAAGGTATTTTTCATATCCTTCAGTTTTTACTTTTACACTTTTTTCTGGGTGTAATTTTTTAGGTAGATCTTTGTCTTTGGTATCCTGTTGGAACTCATTTGCTAATTTACACCACTTACTTTTTTTGTCACCACTTTTGGTACATTTATTCCAGAAAAATCTTTGTTGTGCGGTGGATTTAAATCTTTCATTTGTTTCACCAGTTTCTTTTAGAGGTGTAACAACTGTTTTACCACCGGTTGTGTCAACCTCAACACCATTAACCATAGTTTTAGCATTTGGTTTTACTAAATATGATGTCGTAGGTTTTGTTATTGGAGTTGTATTTTGTGGTGTTGTAGATTGTTCTTTAGTCTCTAGTTTGTTAAACTTTTCAACTAGAACCTTAATTTGTGATTCATTTAATTTAGATATTGTTTTTACACCCAAACCATTATCCAAAAGGATTTTTACATATTTGTTAGTTTTCATATACTATTTTTTTTTCAAATTCTAAAACGACATCTCGTTCGTATAGTTTATCTTTTACATCTTGTTCAGTATCACCAAACTTGAATACCAATCTTTTTGTTATTGAGAAATCAACCTCATCACACTCTCTTTCCCAACCCATTGCAATCACACCATCCATAGAGTCTAAAACAGAAAAAACATCAGATTCTTGAACCAAATCTAATGTTATTTTTTCATTTTTTAGTGTTCCGACTTTTTTAATATATTCGACATCAGGTGGTGATGGATAACCATTTGCTGGTTTTGATTCCCAGTTTTCACCCCAAACATCTTCAGTTGTATCTGAGAATATAAATTCATAGATATTATCACCTTTATAGTTTGGTCCCATCCCATTTATATAAATTAAATAACTCATAGAACCTGTCCTTCTGGTGTTATTTTTCTTTCAGTTAATCCTTGTTTGAATACTAAATTTTTCTTTGTTGTAGAACCAATTAGTTTTGCTTTAGGGAATTTCTCAATAAATTTTAAAGCCATTCTTTCTTGTCTTAAAGATTCTGAAAGTCTTTTAATTTCTGATGTATTTTTTCTTTTTATAAATTCAATTTCTTTTCTTGTTTCTTCTTCTTTTATAATATGTTCATCTTCTTTTATATTAAAATAATTTGAAATGATTCTATCAACAGTAGATTCACCGATATTTTCAGAGTAGCTGCGTTTTTTTCTTCTTCTGTCTCTTCTTTGACCTTCCATCATTTTATCTGCTAACACAGAACTATACGCACCTTTAAATTTATTTACAAAAGCATCACTTAAATTTTTAAATCCTTCTGCCATTTCACCTGGTGCCGGAGCCGGTGCTCCTTCTGGTGCTGGTGGAGGTCCTTCTAATCCTGGTTCTGCGCCCAAACCACCCATTGGTTCTTCTTCAGATTCCATACCCATATCATCTTCCATTCCTTCTTCACCCTCTTCTTCTTCACCTTCCAGTCTATTAATGATCTCTTCAATATCATCTTCATCCAAAGCCTCAACATCAATTGCTGATATAATTGAGTTTATAACATACTTAATGTTATCTGAACTCATTTCTTTATCTTCACCGTAAGATCTTAATTTTTGTGCTAATTTCCCAGTAAGTTTTTGGATAAGTTTAAATGTAATCTCTTCTTTTTTATCTTCACCACCTTCTTCTGGTTCCATACCAAGATCTCCTTCTGGAGCTGGCTCCATTCCTTCACCACCTTCTAGTCCAGCGTCTGGCATTGGTGGTACAGCTCCAGCATCTCCTTCTGGTGGCGTCATCCCAGGTAACGTCTGAGCCGCGTCAGTAGGTGCTGCCAATGGCGGTGCTGCCTGTGCATTTGGGTCTAAAGCCGGATCTCCTTGTTCCTCAAGTGGTGCCGTAGGTATTGGTGCGGCTCCCGCTACTGGAGGGGTTGTTGGTGCTTCCGGAGCAGGCGTTGTTTCTGATTTAGTTTCCTCTTTTTTTTTATCACCTAAGTCTAGATAGTACTTTTTTTTTTCAGACTGTTCAAACAAAGCAGTTCCTTTTTTGTTCTCATAAAGAGTATTTTTCTCCTTTGCAACCAAATTTAATCTTTTTAATGCTTGAGAATATGATTTATAATATTTTCTTTCTTGTATATTTTCTAAATAATTAATTTCACCATTAAATGACTCTTTAATTATATATCCTTGTTTTTCTTTCACAATGACATAGTCAATATTATCCGCTAATTTAACAGAAAATACATTTTCTTTATCTTCATTTAAGTTAGAACCTTTATTACCATCATATGTTGCAATTTCCATGATTCTACGGATTTTATCCATTCCGCTAAGTTTTTCACTTCCAATAGGTCTTAATCCTCCCATAGTTATTTGTTTTTTTAATTAATTTTTTATTAATAAATATAACAATAAATATCTTTATCTATTTAATTGTTAAATTATTGTTTTATGGATAGTCTATCATCCAAAATTTTTGAATATGCTGTCATTAATTTTTCGATGTAACCATTTCTTCTTAAGACTTTAAACACAAGATTTTCAATTGAGTACTCTCCATCTTTTTCTAATCCACAGATTCTAAATTTTTTAAGTTTTGACTTATATTTTTTTAAAAGATTTCTTGATGTTTCAATGTCTTCCTCATCAATATTTTTAATCACACCGTCAATTATATTCATCCATTGTTTTGTTTTTTCTTTTAATAAAGATTTATCAATATTAACATCTTCATTTTTTGGTTCGTTTACCCACATGTCAAACAAAACAGAATAAATACCTGAACTAAAAGCAACCTCATTTTCATCTTGTACAAAACATTCGGCATCATAACCAAATATTTTTATATTATGTCTTTGGTTAAATATAATTTTTTTTAAGTCAAAAAATTCAATATATAATTCTTTAGTATTTGGAGGAAATTGAGAATAGTTTATAACAATGTGCAAATCTATATCCGAATATTTTGACCAATTATAATTTGCTAAAGAACCAATCATAATTATATCAGAAATTAAAAGCTCTATACCAAGAAAATCTATAAATTCATTTGCAATTTCCAAAAGTCTATTTCTAACAATTGGTTCCATTCTAACTGAATTACCAAACTTTTCCCAAATTTTAGGGTTTAATTCTTTTTTTGGTTCAAAACTTTGTATAAGTGCATTATCCATTACATATAAATATAATGGTTTATTGATTTACTCAGCTTTCTTGTATTTGAAAGTTTTAGATATATTTTTACTAAAGAAAGCACCTTGTGATGGTGCAAGTCTAAACTGTGTGTAAATTTGATGTGGGACATCGTCATAAACATATGACCCACCATGTTTGAACTCAACTATTAATTTTTTTGTTAAAGTATCATATTCTGTTTTTACAATATTTGAAGATTCAATCTCGTTCAATATTTTTGTTCCTTTAATTTCTTCTCTTGTTACTGCCATAATTTTATTAATTTTTACTCCAAATAGGACAATTAATTTTTCTAACCGGTTGTTTGTATTTAGTAAAGTTAACTGCTCTTCCAGCTCTAACCCAAAATTTTCTTGCTTTAGCTTTAAAATCGCCACCACCAATATCAAGATCTAAATCCCACTCAATACTTGTCCAAACAATTATAACCCCAAGACCCCCAGAAGTTGAAACAATAAAATCAACATCTTTTCCGGTATCTGCAATAGTTTTTGGAGCTTCCATTGCCATGTTAAAACCACAAGTTGCGTGTCTAAATCGCGAATATAGTTGTTCATATTCATCATTTAAAGCTTGAGTCCCAATTTGAGTACCGGCTAACTGAGTAGCTTTTCTTACTGCAACCTCATCTCTATTACCATAAAACTCTCTTGGTGTTAATTTTGGATTACGAGCACGAGCTTTCAAATACAATGGAGCGTTAGCATAAGCTGTTTTAAAGTCCATTGGGGTACCATCTAAGAATGTACTTTCTGTATTGTTCCATCCTGGTCCTACATTTGGATCTGATAATTCTAATACAACAGTTCTATCAAACCCAGACAATTCAGACTCATCTAAAATTTCATTTAAAAAGGTTTTCATAGCTTCAATCCTATCACGAGAAAGTGGAATATTATTTGTTTCATCATAATTTCCTTTTTTATCCGAATAAGTAGTTCTTACTTTACTTGTTGATGAATAAAAATTTAAATATAAACCTTTAGGTGTTGCTGTGTTGTTTGATTCTTTCATAATTCGTTTATATTCAGCAACAGCTTCATTTACTTTTTTTCTAAGTTCACCTTTAGTTTCGTCAGTTATAGTTACACCATCGTCACCAAAAAAGTTTCTTGAGATCTCATCTCTTTGCTCAACACCGATATTATCTGGTGGCCAACTATATGTTGTTGTTATTAATTGAACCCCGGTATTATTTTCTTTTTTCTTTTCATTTTGGTATTGTGAAAGTACTGAAATATTTTCAGTTTCAATTCTAATATCCTTAGCCTTAACAATCATACTTTGAGGTGTTGGATTAATACCTCTAAAAAAACCATCTAAAAATGCTTTATTTTTTAATTGTTCACTGGCTTGGATTGTTAATTGAGCTATTACACTTTCTTTATATGGTGATGTTTGTTCTGTGCTAAGTTGAACACGACTATCGTTTTCTGCGGAATATCTTACATCAACATCTTTTAAAGTTTGGATTAATTCATCACCGGTCATTGGGTCGTAATTATCATTCCCATAAGAAGTATTAAACGTTCCTTTGGAATCAAGAGCACTAAAAATGTAATTCATTAAGTTTATAATTTCACTACTAGATTCAGTTGGGATAAAAACATTTTTTGAATTAAATGCTGTAAGTTCTGTATTTAATCTATCAACTTCCTTTTTAATATTCACATAAATTTCATTTGATGGTGATGTTGCAAGTTTGTTTTTAACTTTTAGTATTGCACCTAAAGCTTGTTTTTGTTTTATACTATCTTCTGGTTTTTGTGTTGCTGATGTTTTTTTAGTTTTATTGTTTGCCAAAATTTTTGTCTTATCAACACCTTTTAAACCAGAAGTTTTCATAAGTTGATTTACTGTATTTTCTGGTGAATTATCAAGACCAAAAGTTAAATCATCACCAAGCCAATTTTTTAAGGATTGTCTGGTTTCTGGAGAATCGTTTTCTTCAAACCATTGTAGCATACCAAGATATATTGGTGATTGTGAAAATTTTTCATCACTATCCCTTTCTTGTATATATGCAATTATATTTTTAATATTTGCGTTTTCCCATTGTTTTTTACCGCCTTCAGTCCAATCTGTATATTTTAATACTTGTTCTTGAATTAACCATCTATTTTTTTGTTCAGATATTACCTTACCAGGTGTATAATCAAAATAGAATTTCATTCTATTTATTTCTTCTAAAATATTTTTTTTCATTTTTTTTAAATTTTCTTTTAAATTTTCTTTTAAATAAATATCACAATAAAAAAAAGTGTTATATTTGTATTATAATTTTAAAATATTTAATATGAAATCTTTAGTCACAATTTTCACAATTTTTATTTCCGCAATTTGTTTTACTCAAACAAAACATGATGATTTAGATGAAATGTTTATTAAAAGAAACAAATCAGAATATAACAAAGTTAATTTTGATAGTTTGAGTAATTCATTGGTCAATATTATAAACCAATATAGAATTAAAAATAAATTAAGTAAATTTTCTGTAGATACTAATTTAATTAATTATTCTAAAAATTGGGGTAAATCTTTGTGTGATAAAAACACACTTATTCACTCAGATTTTACAGGAACAGATATTATTGGTGAAAACATTTATGGACTTTTTACTTATGGTACGTTTATCTGTAATGTCGAATACTTCAATAAACAACCACAAATAATTTTTGATTCTTGGAGAACATCAACTGGTCATAATGAAACTATGTTAAATGTTAGGGCAACTAAAATTGGTTTGTTTATCTATACTGAGTATAAAGTCAAATTTAAATTAGTAACCGTAATGGTTATAGAATAAAAAACCCCCTTAATGGGGGTTATTTTATTTTAGGGAGTTAAGTTCGTCTCGTAATTCTATTGCCCTTTCAAAGTTCTGAGTTTTTATACATTCATCCAGTTCTTTCTTCAGACCACTTATTTTTTCTTTGTTTTTTTCAAGGTTTTTAATTTTGTCTCTTAACTCCACAGCTTCCTCAAAATTTTGTTCCTCAACAGCCATATTAAGTTTTTGTTTTAAAAGATATAACTCATCAGATTTATTTAGATCACCTTTAGTATTTGTGATGTAAGTAAATGTAATTGAGCCATCTTCTGATTTGTAAGTTTTCTTTTCAAAATTAGTATCATTTAAGTTAATACCACTTCTAAATGAAAACATTTCATTAAAAATTTTATCAAATTCATTCCAGTTAAACATAATTTTATTTTTTTTTATAAGTTTATTTTGTCCCGGTTTTGACTAAATCCGCACCAAAACAAAAAACATGACAAATTGTCAGTGTTTTTTTAAGTAACTGACAAAAAGTCAAATATTGACAACACAGAAGATTATATTTAAAATTAAATAAAACATTTATTATGGCAATAGAATTTGTAGATGACAACGACAAAAACAAAAAGAAAACTGATGGTGGAACACCTGTTTTAGATAACTTCAGTAAAGATTTAATCAAACAAGCTCAATTAGGAAAATTAGATCCTGTAATTGGTAGGGAAAAAGAAATTTTAAGAATTGCTCAAGTCCTATCAAGAAGAAAGAAAAATAACCCAATCATTATTGGTGAACCAGGTGCTGGAAAAACGGCAATAGTTGAGGGTCTTGCAATGATGATTCATAGCGGTGAATGCCCTAAAAATTTATCAGATAAAAGAATTGTATCATTAGACATTAATTCAATTGTTGCTGGAACAAAATATAGAGGACAATTTGAAGAAAGAATGAAAGTTATAATTGAGGAGTTACAAAATAACCCAAATATTATAATTTTTATTGATGAAATTCATACAATGGTTGGTGCTGGCAATAGTTCGGGTTCACTTGATGCGTCAAACATATTCAAACCGGCATTATCAAGAGGTGAAATTCAGTGTATTGGTGCTACAACTCTTGACGAATATAGAAAACACTTTGAGAAAGATGGTGCTCTAGAAAGAAGATTCCAAAAAATTATTGTTGATCCGTCAACAAAACAAGAAACATTTGAGATTCTTAAATTAAGTAAAGAAAAATATGAAGATCATCACAAGGTTAATTACACCGATGAAGCTCTTTGGTTATGTGTCGAATTAGCTGACCGGTATATTACAGATAGAGAATTTCCAGATAAAGCATTTGATATTTTAGATGAAGTTGGGTCAAGGATGCAAATTGATATTAAACTTCCGGAACATATTGAAAAATTAAAACAGGAAGCTCAAGACATCAAAAAGGAAAAAGCTGATGTTATTAAAAAACAAAAATATGAAATGGCTGCTGAATTAAGAGACCGTGAAAAAAATATTTTAACTAACCTTGAGGATGAAAAAAAGAAATTTGAGGAAGAGTTAAAAACTAGTAAAAGAGGTATTCCAGAAGAGTTAATTTACGAGGTTGTCTCAAACATGACAAAGATACCAGTAAGTAAAATTAATGTGGATGAAAAAAACTCACTTGTTAATTTAGAAGACACTCTAAATGCTAACGTTATTGGTCAAGAAGAAGCCGTTAAAAAAATATCAAAGTCAATTAGAAGGAATAGGGTCGGTATTAAAGATCCAAATAGACCAATAGGTTCATTTATATTCCTTGGGTCAACCGGTGTTGGTAAGACGTTTTTAGCTAAAAAACTGGCAAAAGAAATTTTTGGTAGTGAAGATAGTTTGATTCGTGTTGATATGTCCGAATATCAGGAAAAACACACCATATCAAGACTAATAGGTTCTCCTCCGGGATATGTTGGTCACGAAGAGGGTGGACAATTGACAGAACAAGTAAAAAATAAACCATATTCAGTGATTTTATTTGATGAGGTAGAAAAGGCAAATAAAGAAATTTTTGGAACTTTACTTCAAATGTTAGATGATGGACATATGACAGATGGGTTAGGTAGAAAGATCAATTTTAAAAATTGTTTAATTATTATGACATCAAATATTGGTGTTAGAAAAGTTCAAGATTTTGGAA